AGCAACTCAAAGAAATAATGATATATGCAGGTAGACCGGGATTATGGCAAGACTGGCAACACTTTCAAGCAGAGGCACGTAAGTCAAGAAGATATGCAGAAAAGATGGCAGCAAAACAAAAAGAAGAATTAATACAAATGTTAGGATATATAGTAGGTGGTATTTTCTTTATTGGGGGTATGGGTTTTATAATATATTTTGTAGCAAAATGGGCAGGTAAAATATAATGGCATTAGCTAAAGGACAAAGGTCGCTTCGTGCATGGACAAAACAAAAATGGCGAACCAAGTCAGGTAAACCTAGTACACAAGGACCAAAGGCTACTGGTGAGCGTTATTTACCTGAAAAAGCAATTAAGGCTCTTTCTTCCAGTCAATACGCAGCCACTACGTCTGCTAAACGAAAAGCAAAACGAGCAGGTAAACAAGTGGCTAAACAACCCAAAAAGATTGCAAAAAAGACATCAAGATTTCGTAAATTTAGCTAAGTTACAAGAGAAGTTAAGAGCAGCAAGATTACAGGAGAAAATAGACAGTGATACAAGCATTAATAGGACCACTCGCAAATCTCGCAGGAACGTGGTTTCAAAACAAAGTAGAAAAGACAAAGGCAGACGGACTCGCTAAAGTAGCAGAAGCAAAAGCGAGAGCAACTGTTGCAGAGAAAGTAGCAGCAGGTGAAGTTGCATGGGAAGGCAAGATGGCAGATGCTTCAACAGATAGTTGGAAAGATGAATTTGCTTTGGTTGTTTTACTAGCTCCTGCTATACTCGTATTCATTCCGGGTATGAGAGAGTATGTTAAGAGTGGTTTTGAGATACTAGCAACTCTTCCTGATTGGTATCAGTATTTATTATATATTGCTATATCTGCATCGTTTGGAATTAAAGGTGTAGGTCAAGCAGCAAAGATGTTAAAGAAGAAGTGACACAAGAAGTTGAAGACAGGATTAATGAAATAATTAATGAAAGTATTTTACCTAGTGTTCAAATGCATGGTGGTCACGTAGAGTTGCAGTCATTTAAAGATGGTATAGCAACAATATTTTTAAGTGGTGCTTGTAGTGGATGTGCAATGTCAACACAAACTTTAAAGATGGGTATAGAAAATATGTTAAAATATTATATACCTGAAGTATTAGGAGTTGAGGGCATAGAAGACCCAAACTCTACAGTAAATCCATACTATTAGAGGAATACATGAAAGGTTACACTATAAAAGGGGGTCATAAAAGAGCAACCAAAAAGGGTGCAGGTATGACTAAGAAAGGTGTAGCCAAATATCGTAGAGAGAATCCGGGCAGTAAACTTAAAACTGCAGTAACAGGCAAAGTTAAGAAGGGAAGTAAAGCAGCTAAAAGAAGAAAGTCATTTTGTGCAAGAAGTGCTGGACAAATGAAAAGATTTCCTAAAGCAGCAAAGAATCCTAACTCAAGATTAAGACAGGCAAGAAGAAGATGGAAATGTTAATGTCAATAAAAGCCTTGACATTTTTAAAGATTTCTGCTATAATTAGTAAAATAGGAAACTATTTCTACATGAAACACGTTAAGATAATACGTGATGAACAAGTAAAAAGAGGACTTAGACTGTGAACCTAGAAGTATTAAGACAAGAAATTGAAGCTGACGAGGGATGTAAATATGAAACATACCACTGCAGTGAAGGTCATTTGACCGGGGGAATCGGACATTTAATAACTGAATGGGATGAAGAGTACTATGGTAAATCTATAGGTTCTACTATACCTGAAGAACAAGTTAAAGATTGGTTTGAAAGAGATGTGCAAAGGTCTATAAATGATTGCATATCATTGTTTGATAACTTTGATGATTTACCTGAAGATATACAACATGTATTAACAAATATGTCTTTTCAATTAGGCAGACCAAGATTAAGTAAATTTAAGAAGATGATTGCTGCTGTTCATGTAGAAGACTATCGTGAAATGGCAACACAGATGGAAGACAGTCGTTGGCATAAGCAGACAACAAACAGAGCTAACAGACTTATAGAAAGAGTTTTAGTACAAGGTGTTCCTGCATGACAACTAAAAAAAGAGAACTAACAGATAGGCAGAAAACATTTTTAGAAGTTTTATTTGAAAAGGCTTACGGAGATGTTGTACAGGCTAAACTGTTAGCAGGTTATTCTGAGCATACAGCTACATCAGAAATAGTAAACTCCCTTAAAAAAGAAATTATGGAAGCAACAGAAGCCTTTATGAGTAGAAATGCTCCTAAAGCTGCAGTTGCTATGGTAAGTGGTGTTGATGACCCTACACAATTAGGAATGAGAGACAAATTATCTGCATCAAAAGAATTACTTGACAGAGTAGGTATAATTAAAACTGAGAAAGTTCAAGTAGAAGCATCAGGTGGTGTTATGCTATTACCACCAAAGAAGAAATAATGAACAGAAGTTTAGGTAAGTGGAAGTTACCACAACCAACAGATTTAAAAGACGAAGATGAAACAGAATGGATTCAGATACCTCGCATAGCTAGGACTATTCCATTTGGATATAAAGTTAATGATAACGATGCTGAATTACTTGACCCTGTGCCTTATGAGTTAGAAGCAATAGAATTAGCTAGAAAACATATAAAACAATATTCTTTTAGACAAGTAGCAAATTGGATAACAACAAAAACAGGCAGAGAAATATCTCACGTAGGGTTACGAAAAAGATTAATGCATGAAAAACAACGTAAGGACAAGGCTAGAACTCTTAAACGATGGTCCGAGTATGCCGAGAAAGCAATCCAAAAAGCGAAAGAGATTGAAGAAGGTAGAGTCGGAGCAAAAGCCTAAAATAAAAATAGTAGACGAAGTAGAGTCTATACCTATTGAAGAACAGAACATAATCTTTAAACCTAACGAAGGACCTCAAACAGAGTTTCTTGCAGCAAGTGAAAGAGAAGTTCTTTATGGTGGAAGTGCAGGTGGTGGCAAATCATATGCTATGTTAGCAGACCCACTACGTTACATGGGTCATCCTTCATTTAGTGGATTATTACTACGACATACTACAGAAGAATTAAGAGAACTTATATTTAAGTCAAAAGAATTATATCCTCAAATATGGAAGGGTATCAAGTGGTCGGAAAGAAAGATGCAATGGGAAGCACCATCAGGTGCAAGATTGTGGATGTCTTACCTAGATAGAGATGATGACGTATTAAGGTATCAGGGTTTAGCATTTAGTTGGATAGGCTTTGACGAGTTAACACAATGGTCAACACCTTACGCATGGAACTATATGAGGTCAAGGCTTCGTTCTACTGCACAAGACCTGCCTGTATATATGAGAGCAACAACGAATCCGGGAGGTCCGGGTCATCAGTGGGTTAAGAAAATGTTTATTGACCCTGCACCATATGGAAAGACTTTTGATGCCACAAATATTGAAACAGGTAAGCCTCTCAAATATCCTGACGGACACGAAAGAGCAGGTAAGGCACTATTTCAAAGACGATTCATACCTGCTAAATTATTTGACAATCCATACTTGTCGGCTCAAGGGGATTACGAGGCAATGCTTCTTTCCTTACCTGAACACCAACGTAAGCAGTTGCTTGAAGGTGATTGGGATATTGCAGAAGGTGCTGCTTTCACTGAGTTTAATAGGGATATTCACGTTATTGAACCTTTTAACATTCCACGAAATTGGGTTAAGTTTAGGTCTTGTGACTATGGTTATGGTTCTTATAGTGGTGTGTTGTGGTTTGCTGTTTCTCCAGATGAGCAACTTGTGGTTTATAGAGAGCTTTATGTTTCTAAGGTCCTTGCGACAGATTTGGCAGATATGATATTAGAGTTAGAAGAAAATGATGGAACTATTAAGTATGGGATTTTGGATAGCTCTCTTTGGCATAAACGTGGCGATACTGGTCCTTCTTTGGCTGAACAGATGATACAAAGAGGATGTCGTTTTAGACCATCAGACAGAAGTAAAGGAAGTCGTGTATCAGGTAAAAATGAGGTACACAGAAGATTACAGGTAGATGAGTTCACAGAACAACCAAGATTAGTATTTTTTGAAACTTGTACAAATACTGTAGCTCAACTACCATCTATACCATTAGATAAAAGAAATCCTGAAGATGTAGACACAAGAGCAGAAGACCACTTGTATGATGCATTGAGATATGGAATAATGTCAAGACCTAGATTTAGTATATTTGACTATGACCCTGTAGGCAGACCTCAAGGTAGTATGCCTGTAGCAGACTCAACATTTGGATATTAATATGGCAGAAGAAGAAATTACGTTAGATGATGATTCTATTGCATTGCAAGATGTAAAAGATTCTACTATAGATGATGCAAAGGTAGCAAGTATTATACCTTTCGTTCAGGATAGATACGATAGAGCAGAAGACTATAGAAGAAATGATGAAGAACGATGGTTACGTTCTTATACAAATTATAGGGGGATATACGGAAGCGATGTTCAATTTACTGAAGCAGAAAAGTCAAGAGTATTTATCAAAATTACGAAGACTAAAACTCTCGCAGCTTACGGACAAATTGTTGACGTTTTATTTGCAGGGAACAAATTTCCTATTAGCATTGAGCCAACAATTTTACCTGAAGGTGTCGCAAAAGATGTCAGCTTTGACCCCAAAGAGCCTGAAGCATTGCGTGAGGAGACTGAAGAAGCTAGTCCTTATGGATTTTCTGGCGATGGTTTGGAACTTCCTAAAGGTGCTACTGAAAAAAGTTTACTTGATAGGCTTGGTCCTTTGGAAGACAAGTTGGGTGAGGTTGAAAACCTTAAAGAGGAAGTTGGGAAAACTCCTACAGCGATAACTTTTAGTCCTGCCATGATTGCTGCAAAGAACATGGAAAAGAAAATAATGGACCAACTTCAAGAGTCAGGTGCTAGTAAACAATTAAGAAGCACTGCTTTTGAAATGGCTTTGTTTGGCACAGGTGTTATGAAAGGACCTTTTGCTACTGATAAGGAGTATGCACATTGGGATGAAGACGGAGAATATAATCCTACTTACAAAACAGTGCCTTCTACTTCTCATGTATCAGTGTGGAACTTTTATCCTGACCCTGATGCAACAAATATGGATGAAGCACAGTATGTTATAGAACGACATAAGATGTCAAGAACACAACTGCGTTCTTTAAAAAGAAGACCATACTTTAGAGAACAAGTTATTGAAGAAGCCATTGAGCACGGAGAATCCTACAATAAAAAATATTGGGAAGATGATTTAGCAGATTATGCACCTGAAAATTATGTAGATAGATTTGAAGTTCTTGAGTATTGGGGTATGTGTGATATTTTAATGCTAGAAGAAAATGGGGTAGAGATACCTGCTGATTTAGCAGAGTTTGAAGAATTACAGGCAAACATATGGGTTTGTAATGGCAAATTATTAAGGTTAGTGTTAAATCCGTTTAAACCTGCTAAAATACCTTACATGGCAGCACCATATGAATTAAACCCATATTCTTTCTTTGGTGTAGGTATTGCAGAGAATATGGATGATACACAAACACTTATGAATGGTTTTATGAGAATGGCAGTAGATAATGCTGTGTTATCAGGAAACCTAGTTATAGAAGTAGATGAAACAAATTTAGTTCCGGGTCAAGACTTATCCGTATATCCGGGCAAGGTATTTAGAAGACAGGGTGGAGCACCGGGTCAAGCAATCTTTGGCACGAAGTTTCCAAATGTATCTAATGAAAACTTACAACTGTTTGACAAAGCAAGACAGTTGGCAGATGAGAGTACAGGTATGCCATCGTTTTCTCATGGTCAAACAGGTGTAACAGGAGTAGGTAGAACTGCATCAGGCATATCTATGCTAATGAATGCTGCTGCAGGTAGTATTAAAACTGTTATAAAAAATATAGATGATTATCTACTTAAACCTTTAGGTGAGGGTTTATTTAGATTTAATATGCAATTTGATTTTGACAAAAGCACACAGGGCGATTTAGAAGTTGTTGCACGTGGAACAGAAAGTCTGATGGCAAACGAAGTAAGAAGTCAAAGACTTATGGGTTTCTTACAAACTGCATCAAATCCTGTGTTAGCACCTTTTGCCAAGTTTAATTATATTATTAGAGAAATAGCTAAATCTATGGAGTTAGACCCTGAAAAGGTTACTAACAACATGAATGAAGCAGCAGTTCAAGCAGAATTATTAAAAGGCTTTCAAGCAGACCAACCACCTCCACAACAAGGACAACCCCCTGCAGGAGCTAATCCACTTGACCCAACAGGAGCAGGTGGTGGAACTATAGGAACAGGTCAAGCACCTATTCCGGGTGAGCAAGGATTTGCAGGAAGGATGCAAGGTGGAGAACAACAACAAGCAGGTGCTGAGCCAACTCAAGACGTTGGTGAACAACCCGAAGCTAATCAACAGCTTCAATGATTATTTAGACGTGCAGATACAAGCACATTATAAAATTATGGAACAGGGTAATGATATGATTACTGTTCATAGGTCACAAGGAGCAGTGGCTACTTTAAAACGACTTAAATTATTAAGGGATGAAGTCAATGGAAATGCTAACTAAAAAAATGCTAGGAGACACAGACGTAGCAAGGGCAGAAGAACCTAAATATGATTTTAGTGATGAAAATTTAGTAAACTTACCACCCCAAGTATTAGAGAATTTTTTAGCTAAAAAATATGGTGTAGATAGGTACATGAGAGAACGAAGCTCTGTATTTGATGATTCTTCAAGAAATGAAATAACAGATAGAGAATCTATATTAACAGGTCCTGAACTAGAAGCATTGTCTATTAATTTTGAAAATCAAATTAAAAAAGCTAAAGGTATGAAAAAAGGTGGTATGCCACAACAAATGGAATTATTTTTAAATAGTGGAGCAGATGTTTCAAAAGAAACAAAAGAAAAAAGAAATATTCAATATATAAATGCAGAGAGCAAAAAAACAAAAAAAGAGTTAGATGACATTGCAAAAAATATAAAATCAGAACAATCTACAGAAGATTCTTTTAAAGACAGTATGAAAAAATTAGAGGGTCAAAAAAAAGAAATTTCAGAGTTTTCAAAAATGAAGAAAAAAGATTTTGCAAACATGACAATAGATGAATTAATTGAATTAAAAAAAAGAATGCAAGACTTAGGAGTTAGAAGTAATTTTTCAGAAGGTGGACTCAAAGATGAAGGCAACACAGTAGACCCTGTATCAGGCAATGATGTTCCTCCGGGTTCAATGCAAGAAGAAGTAAGAGATGATATACCTGCACAATTAAGTGAAGGCGAGTTTGTATTTCCTGCAGATGTTGTAAGATTTATTGGATTAGAAAAACTTATGATGATGAGACAGGAAGCTAAAGCAGGTCTTGCACGTATGGAAGAAATGGGTCAGATGGGTAATGCAGATGAAGCAACACTTCCTGATGATATGCCTTTTGATGTAGCAGACCTAGATATGAGAGATGAGACAGAGGAAGATGTTTTACAAGCAAATGTTGGTGCACTTGTACCACCTAGATTTCCTACAAATCAACCTTACAATCCTAATGTAAATCCTTATATGCCTACAGGAAATATGACTACACCTTATATGCCATATCAACCGGGTCAATCACAACAAATACTAGAACCTGCAGGTGGTGGTACAGGACAAGCACAAACAGAAATGAGAAGATATATAAATAAGGAAACAGGACAAGTAAGAATGATTCCTTTTAATAAAGCAACAGGAACATCTTTATATCCTATTGATAGCTTATTACAACAAGGTTTTGTGAGAGAAGATGAAAAACCAAAAGAAGTAGCTAAAACTGCTAAAGTAGCAACAACTAAAGTAAAACCTGTTGAACAAGATAGTGGAAACGAGCTTGATAATAAACCGGGTGGAGCAGTAGATGCTACAGGAATAGAATTAAATAAAGAGGCAATTAAAAGTACAAGTTTAGTTAGCTTTTTAGATACAGTAAAACCTTTTGCTCAATTTAGAGATACATTTAAAGGACCTGCATATGCTTTATTTGAATCAAAGGTACAAGGTGTTAGTCCTAGAACAGGTCAGTTATTAAGTAGTAGCATAGGTGGAGTGTTAGATGATTTTAGAGGGGGTAATGTATCTATAACAGACAAAGGAACATTATCAGGAAATTATGGAGATACTACACCCTTACATCAAATAACAACAGCACAGCAAGACAGATTAGGTAAGGTGGGAACAGCAGTAGTGTCTGTTATACAACCTCTTGTACAAACTCTTAATGAAAAAACAGGTAAGTATGAGAACACTTTTACACTAGAAGAACAAAAAGCGAACATCAACAAGAAAGCAAAAGAACTAGAAATTAGGACTACACAACTGGGAACTAACATTAGTAGAAGACCTGAAACTATTATAAGAGAGATTGCAAAAAAAGTAGCAGAACAAGAGCAAAATAAAATACAAGCTACAATAGATGCTAATATTGCCTCTGCTATAGAGCGAGAAGATGAGCAACAACAATATGGAACTGTTGGTGGTACTAGCATAGGTGTGGGTAAAGATACCTACGATTCTAGTAGCGAACCTTCATATGACTCTAGTTATAGTGATACAGGTTCTTATTCAGACACTTCTTTTGAAGGTGCTTATGAAGATGATGATATGTATAATACAGGTGGACTTGCAGGTAAAAAGAAAAAGAAACCAAAAGTTAAACGAATGAAGAAAGGTGGATTAGCTTCTAAAAAATAATCCACAATATAGGCTACTTATCCCCCAACAATAATTGGCTACGATAACCCCAAGGAGTGAAAAATGGCTGAAGAAGCTAAAGTAATGGTGGAAGATGCAACACCAAAGAAAAAAGCATTTATGAATAAGCGTTCTACTCACGAAGAAAGAATTAAAAAAGATGAGGAAGAACTAGAGGCATTAAAGAAACAAGCTCAAGGTGAAACTGAAGAACCTGTTACAGAAGAGAAAACAGAGGATGAGGAAGAGCCGAAGAATGCTGAAGAAAAAACTTTTAAGAAGCGTTATGGAGATTTACGAAGGCACTCTCAAGAAAAAGAAAGAGAGTTTCAAAAACAACTTGATGATTTAAAAGGACAATTAGAAAAGTCAACTAAAAAAGAAATTAAGTTGCCAAAGACAGAAGCTGAAATAGATGAGTGGTCTAAAGAATATCCTGACGTAGCAAAAATTGTAGAAACTATTGCTATAAAGAAAGCTAGAGAAACATCTGCTGATTTAGAAAACGAGATTAAAAAGATAAATGAAATGTCTGCAGAGGCACAAAAGGATAAAGCCGAAGCAGAATTGATGAAAATACATCCTGATTTTTCTGAAATAAGAGATAGTGACGAGTTTCATAATTGGGCAGACGAACAACCAAAATGGGTTCAAGATGCATTATATGAGAATGACAATGATGCAAAATCAGCAGCAAGAGCCATTGACTTATACAAAGCAGACAAAGGAATTAGTGCTAAAACTAAGAGCAAGAGTAATAAGAGTGCTGCTACGGAAGTTAAAGCAAAAGCTGAAAAGTCTGTTCCTGATGCTGAAGGAAAAAGTAATAGAATTTTAGAATCGCAAGTGCAAGAAATGTCTGCAGATGAATACGAAAAAAATGCAGATACTATAATGGAAGCGATTCGTTCAGGGAATTTTGTTTACGATATATCTGGTTCTGCTAGATAAATTGTTGACAAATAGTTATTTATAGGTATAACTATAGGTAACTTAAAGTGTGACCTCTCCACGTGGACAACTCACATACACGAAACTTGGAAGCCTACCTAATGGAAAAGAGCCTATGTTTAAGTAGCTATTAAACATACACCTCAAATACTATTAGCCGATGACGAGTAAATATATAGCACATTTTGTGCATTTGTTAAATTTTCAAAATGGAGATGAAAATGGCATTTAAAACTGCAGCAGGTTATGGTAATCTGCCCAATGGTAATTTCTCCCCAGTTATTTACTCTAAGCAGGTTCAGTTAGCCTTCAGAAAAAACTCCGTTGTTGAATCAATCACTAACTCCGACTATTTTGGAGAGATTGCCAACATGGGTGATTCTGTAAAAATCATCAAAGAGCCAGAAATCACTGTTAAGGAATATGCTAGGGGTGCAAACGTGCAACCTCAAGACCTTGACGATGAGGACTTTACATTGACTATTGATAAAGCAAACTATTTTGCTTTTAAAATAGACGATATTGAAGAGGCTCACAGTCATGTAAACTTTTCTTCACTAGCAAGTGACAGAGCAGGTTACAGACTTAAAGACAACTACGACCAAGATGTTCTTGGTTATTTATCAGGATTTGCACAAGCATCTAACAATGCTGTTGCAAGTTCAGCAAACTCAACAGTCAACGGAACTAAAGCAGTATCAACTGCAGGTTCAGATGAATTGTTAAGTAGCATGAAGCTAAAGAAGGGTGACTTCGGTAACATTACTACAGGTAGTGCCGATGACCACTCTATTCCATTAGCTCCAAGAATGGGTGGTGCAACTGCTCAAGCAACTGCTACTGCAACTCCTTTACAGGTAATTGCAAGAATGGCAAGATTGCTTGATACTCAGTTTGTAGACACTGATGGTAGATGGTTAGTTCTACATCCAACTTTTATTGAAGTTCTAAAAGATGAAGATTCACGTCTTCTAAATGGTGACTTCGGTGAATCAGGTGGATTGAGAAGTGGTCTATCTGTAGGTAAATTACACGGATTTGATGTATATATGTCAAATAACTTACCTGCAGTTGGAACAGGTCCGGGAACATCAGGTTCAGCAAACCAAAACTCTAACTACGGAGTTATCGTTGCAGGACACAGTTCTTCAGTAGCTACTGCAGAGCAAATCAATAAGACAGAGACATACAGAGACCCTGACTCTTTCGCTGATATTGTTCGTGGTATGCATTTGTATGGCAGAAAGATTCTTCGCCCTGAAGCAATCGCTACTGCTAAGTATAACGTAGCATAGGGAGGTATAAATGGCAACTTATGATTTAACGTCTAAAGACACCACTGGTGTATCTTCCGATTCTATCGTGGCTATGCCTTCTGCTAAAAATACTAACGTCATGAGAAATATTGAGGCTTACCTTGATATTGATGATTTAGTAGCAGCAGGTGGAAGTTTTGCAGATGGAGACATCTTTCAGGTGTTAGAAATCCCTGCAAATACCCTAGTCATAAATGCAGGTGCAGAAGTGATGAAAGCATTCACAGGCAGTTGTACTCTTGACATGGACTTCGCAGCAGGTGATGACATTATTGATGGTGCAGATATAACCTCTACAGGTTTTTGTGCAGCAGGAAGTAATGGTCAGACTAATACTATTGTTGGAAGTGGAGCTTCAACTTATACTCAATTTGTAACTTCTACAGATACTATTGATGCTAAGATTGCAGGTGCTGCCCCAGCTACAGGTAGACTTAGAATGTATGCTACTGTTATTGATTTAGCAGGTCATGGCTTAGATGATAAGCCTGATGAGGTTGATAGAGACCAATTAGCATAACTTATTAGGGTGGCAGGGCAACTTGCCACTCTTTTTTACAACGGAATTATAGATGTCGGGAACTTATCTTTCACTTACAAATAAAACTTTAGCACGTTTAAATGAAGTACAACTTACTTCATCTAACTTTTCTAATGCTAGAGGAATACAAGTTCAGGCACAAAATGCAGTAAATGAGTCAGTTAGATATATAAACCAAAGAGAATTTAACTACCCATTTAATCATTCAACAGAAACAAAAACAGTAACTGCAGGGGTTGTTAGATATAGCATACCCACATCTGCAAAAACATTAGATTATAATACTTTTAGAATTGTTAAAGATAGTGATTTAGGTAATTCAGGTTATAGATTATCACAATTAGATTACAACGAATATATAAATTCTGTAAGTGACCAAGAAGACGAAATTAATACAACGACAACTAGCACAACACATACAGATAGTGTAGAAACAATTACAGTTACTAGCACATCAGGTTTTGATTCTTCAGGCACTTTACACATAGGCAATGAAGAAATTACATATACTGCTATAGGCAGTAGTACAACATTTACAGGATGCACAAGAGGTGCAGGTGGAACAACTGCTGCTTCCATACTTAGTGGTGTAACAGTAGCACAATTTGACCAAGGGGGTGTTCCTGAACACGTTATTAGAACACCTGATAATAATTATTTATTATATCCTTTTCCCAACAGGTCATACTCTATAAAATTTGACCATTTTACTTTTCCATCAGATATGTCTGCACATGATTCTACAACGAGCATACCCGAAAGATTTGATGCAATTATAGTAGATGGTGCGACTGCTTTTGTTTATCAATACAGAGGTGAAACACAACAATACCAATTAAACTTTCAAAGATTTGAACAAGGCATAAAAAATATGCAAACCTTGTTAATTAATAAATTTCAGTATCTTCGTTCTACTTTTATACCTAGAACAGGAACTTATGGAGCAAACACACTTAATGCTAGGATAAACTAATGGCAGACCTATCGCAAGTAACACCTATAGCATTTAACTGTGAAGGTGGATTAGTTCTTAATCGTTCTACCTTTATGATGAAACCGGGTGAAGCATTAGAACTAGAAAACTTTGAGCCTGATATAGAAGGTGGTTATAGAAGAATAAATGGATTTAGTAAATATGTATCGGCAATAGTGCCTGTTACTTCTTCTTCTTCTGAAAAAGTTTTAATGGTAGCTACATTTGGTAGTTCTGTAGTTGCTGCAAGAGGAACAAGTATATATAGTGCAACTCCGGGTGGTTCTTCTTGGACATCAAGAGATAGTGGAAGAACAAGTGCAGGTAAATATAGTTTTGAACGATTTAATTTTGATGGTAATGATAAGCTAATTGTAGCAGACGGAGCAAATGCTCCTACAGTATTTAATACTTCTTTTACTGCAACAGATGTTTCATCAGGTGGTGGTGGAGAAGTTAGCACTGCAGTAACGGGTGCAAAGTTTGTAGTATCATTTAAAAATCATATGTTTTATGCAGGAATGTCTGCTGCAAAACAAGAATTAGTTTTTAGTGTTCCTTTTGACGAAGATAACTTTGCTACAGGTAGTGGTGCAGGAACAATTAAAGTTGATGATGCAATAACAGGACTTAAAGTTTTCCGTGAAGATTTATTTGTATTTTGCGAAAATAGAATATTTAAATTATCAGGAACATCAACAAGTAACTTTGCAGTAACTGCAGTAACAAGAGATATAGGATGTATAAATGGCGATACTATTCAAGAATTTGCAGGTGACCTTATTTTCCTTGGTCCTGACGGGTTGCGTACAGTGGCAGGAACTGCCCGTATCGGTGACGTTGAATTGGGAACTATAAGCTCTAATGTACAAAGTTTATTTGATGAAAATTTATCTAGTGCTTCTGAATTTGATTCAGTAGTCATACCTGACAAAACACAATATAGAATATTTTTTACTAAAGATGGTCAAGGTGAAAATGCTACAAATGGTATAGCTTGTGTGATGAAAGGACAGACTTTTGAGTTTTCTAAATTAAGAGGAATCAAACCTGCTTCTACAGATACTTTTGTATCGGCAGGAGATGTTATTGTGTTACATGGTGCATATAGTAGTGGTTATGTGTACAGACAGGAATCAGGAAACGATTTTGATGGAACTGCTATACTAGGTAAGTATAGAGGTCCTGATATGACTTTTGGTGATGCAGGTATACGTAAACATATGCAACGTGTTATTGTAAACTATAAACCTGAATCATCTATAGATGCAGATTTATTTTTAAGATATGATTATGAATCTAAAGATTCTGCAAGACCTGCTGCTTATGAATTAGACTCAGGAGATGTTGCTGCCTTATATGGAACTGCAACATATGGTGGAAGCTCTAGTAATTTTGGAACTTATGGTGGACCATCTCAACCATTAGTTAGACAAGCAGTTGAAGGTTCAGGATTTGCTGTAGCATTAAGAGTAAATGATGGTGGTTCTACTGCACCATATTCCTTAAAAGGATTTCAGTTAGAATATCAGACAGGAGCAAGAAGATAAATGGGAGCTACGTACACAAGACAGTCCTCATATAGTGACGGAGATACAATAACTGCTGCTCATACCAATGATGAGTTTAATCAGTTATTAGCAGCTTTTGCCTCCTCTTCAGGACATACACACGATGGTACATCTGCAGAAGGTGGACCAATAACAAAATTATTAGGAACTGCAATCACTATAGGTGATGGCACTTCAGGCACAGATATTGCAGTAACCTTTGATGGTGAATCAGCAGATGGTGTTTTAACATGGATGGAAGATGAAGATTACTTTGAATTTAGTGATGATATACTTATTGCTTCTACAGAGAAATTACAATTCAGAGATACTGCAATATACATCAATTCATCTACCGATGGACAATTAGACTTAATAGCAGATGGTGCAGTTCTTATTGATACTGCAGGTGATATTACTTTAGATGCAGATGGTGGAGATGTTGTATTTAAAGATGGTGGAACTCAGTTTGCCTCTCTTACTAATACTTCAGGAAACTTAATAATAAAATCAGGCAGTACCACTGCAGTAACATTTAGTGGTGCTAATACAACTTTTGCAGGAACTGTTACAATAGGTTCTGCAGTCATATCAGAAGCAGAATTAGAAGTATTAGATGGTGCTACTTTAACAACTGCAGAATTAAATATACTAGACGGAGATACATCTGCCACATCTACAACTGTAGTGGATGCAGACAGAATTGTATTTAATGATGCAGGAACTATGAAACAAGTTGCAGTTACAGATTTAGCTGCTTACTTTGATGATGAAATAACTGCAATGCCTAATCTTACTTCTGTGGGAACACTCACTACTCTTACAGTTGATAACATTATAATTAATGGCACAACAATAGGACATACTTCTGATACTGATGCCATAACCATAGCCTCTGGTGGCGATGTAACATTATCTCAAAATTTAACAGTAACAGGTGACTTGACAGTTTCAGGTGATGACATCACTATGGGAACTAACACTGCAGGTAACTTACTTGTAGCAGATGGAACAAACTTTAATTCCATAGCAGTAGGGTCTTTATCTGAAATATCTACAGTTGCAAGTGATGATGTATTGTTAGCAGTAGACACATCAGGTGGTGGTCTTAAAAAAATTACAAGAGCTACATTAACAGCAGGAATTGTATCAGGTTCTGAAATATCTAATGTTGCAGAAGATACTTCTCCTCAGTTAGGTGGTAATCTTGACATGAATGGTAACGATATTGTTACTACGTCAAATGCAGATATTGACCTTGCACCAAATGGTACAGGTAAAGTTGTAGTTAAAGGTAATACTAATCCGGGAACAATCGTATTTAATTGTGAGTCTAACTCACATGGTCAAACAGTTAAATCACAACCACACTCTGCTAGTGTAACAAACGTACTTACATTACCTGCAGGTGGAGACCAAGAGATTGTAGGTACAGTTGCTACACAAACATTAACAAACAAAACATTAACAAGTCCTGTAATTGCTACAGTAACAGGTTCTACTATTACATTAGATTCTGCAGGAGATGTTACTCTTGATGCAGGTGGTGCAGATGTTGTTTTAAAAGATGACGGAACTACCTACGGAAGTTTAACAAATTCTAGTGGTGAACTTGTAATTAAATCAGGTTCAACACCAACTGCTGCTATGACATTTAGTGGAGCTAATGTAACATTAGAAGGTAACTTAACTGTATCAGGAACAACAACTACAGTAAACTCTGCTACAGTTAATTTAAATGACCACAATATCGTATTAGATAGTGGTAATAGCACAAGTGCAGTTGTAAATGGTGCAGGTATAACTATTGAAGGTGGTAGTGGAGATGATGCTACATTTAGTTATAATACAACAGGTCCTAAGTTTGAATTAAAATTAGGTTCTAGTCACGAAGATTTACAAGTAGACCAACTAATTGCAGCATCTTTAGATATATCAGGTAACGTAGATGTAGATGGTACTTTAGAAACAGATGCATTATCTATAAATGGAACATCAGTTACATCTACAGGAGCAGAGTTAAATATTCTTGACGGAGTAACTTCTACTGCTTCAGAACTTAATTTAGTAGATGGTTCTAGTGCAGGAACTATTGTAAACAGTAAGGGAGTCATATATGGCTCTAGTGGAGAAGTTAATGCAACAACATTACAAATAGCAGGAACTTCTATTACATCTACTGCTGCAGAACTAAACATACTAGATGGTGTAACATCAACTGCGACAGAGTTAAATGTTATGGATGGAGACACAGCAGCTTCCTCTATAACACTAGCAGATGCAGACAGATTAGTAACCAACGATGGTGGCACTATGAAACAAGTAGCTTTGACTACTTTAACAACATATTTGACAAGTGCAGGATTTTCTTCTGAAGACCCAACTGCCCTTGCAATAGCTCTTGGGTAGTCAAGAAAAGACTTGACAAATCAAGTAAAATCGTGTATAATTATGACAAGGAAAAAGGACAATGGCAAATACATTTAGAGTAATTACATTCGCTGCAGAACCAAATGCTGCGGGAACTCCGTACACAATCTATACCACACCAAGTAGCACAACAACAGTTGTGATTGGATTAATCTTAACAAACATACATACTTCACAGGTTACTGCAGAAGTAGAGCTTGTTAGTGATACATCAGGTGGTGGTAGAGGTGCTACAAATGGAACAGCATTTTTAGCAAAAGACGTACCTATTCCTGTAGGCTCATCCTTAGAACTATTATCAGGTGGTAAAGTAATATTAGAAACTACCGATGTTCTAAAGGTTGATTGTTCCGTAGCTGATAAACTTTCAGGTGCATTGAGTATAATGGAGATTACATAATGCCTTATATAGGTAATGATGTTCCTGCACACTTTCAATCCCCACCTGCAGTGCAGAGATTTAGTGGTGATAATTCAACAACTGTATTTACTTTAACAACTTCTGTATCTACAGTTCAAGATGTAATAGTATCTGTTAATGGTGTAGTTCAAGATACATCTGCTTATACAATTCCTAATGGAACATCTTTAACTTTTACTGAAGCACCCTCAACAGGTTCTAATAATATATTTGTTTATTATGTGCAATTATCAGGTGGTTCAATAACTCCTGCAGCAGAGAATAAAGGTAACTTTAAACTTGGTGGTTTATTTAGAACAAACTCAAAAAATGTTTCTACTAATACAACTATACTTGCTACAGAGAATGCAAATGCTACAGGACCTATTACAATAGATAGTGGTGTAACATTGACTATAGAATCAGGTGCAAGGTTTATTACATTATGAGTACATTATTAACAGATAAATTTACAGGTACAACTTCAGCAGGTAGTATTGTCGTTACAGGAGAAGGTGGTTCTACAACTACAAACTTACAACAAGGATTGTGTAAACAATGGGTAAGTTTTGACCCATTAAATAGTAATAATATGGATGATTCATTTAATAATGGTTCTGTTACAGATGGTGGAACAGGAATTTTTACATTTACAAATACTAACAATATGGCAAATGCAAATCATGCACCTTTAATAGGTTCAGAAATACAAAGTTCATATCTAGATTCAGCAGATTCTATATTATCTGCAGGTC